CAAGATTTTGAGCGCCTTGTCCATAAAGAGATGTACCAAGTGCTAATCTCTGTTGCTCAAGGGCTTGTTGTTTAGCTAATGTATCAATACCAAATGCTTGACCTTCCATGCCAAGTTTCTGACCTGTTCCAAACAATCCCGCACCGAATTGAACTTGTTGTTGACCAGCTTGTTGAGCACTAGCCGCCAACTGAGCCTCTTGCATGGCACGAGCGTTATACAAAGCCTGTAGTTCAGGAGTAGTAGCACCATAAGAGCCACCTTGAGCCACAGAAAGACCGCCACGACCTTGTTGTTGTAGTCTGTTTTGCAGATTAGCTAACTCTAGCTCACGACCAGGTTGCAACAATGCCATCTGTTGATTTAGATAGTTCTGAGCAACTTGTTCTGGAGATTGTGCAATGTACTGACCTCCAAGAGAAGTAAGCATTTTGCTCTCAGGAGACTGAGCAAGATATTGAGATGCAATTTGACCAAGGCGAGGATCAGTTTGACCACCCAAATAACCTTGGCCTAGATTAAACATCTGTTGTGCGCCAGCTTGCAAAGGAGCAAATTGTGCTTGCGCTTGTTCTGCTTGCGTTAAACCTTGGTTTGACAAAGCAACAAATCTATCTTGTTGAGCTTTAGCTTCAGGACTTAATGTGTATCCTGCGCTTATCAACTGACCTGTAACTGGATCAACTTGGAACTGTGAAGTACCAAAACGAGTAGTCATTCCAACTGGTCTAAACTGAGCCGCAGCTTTAGCCGCAGCAGTCTCGGTATCAATCATCTGTTGCGCTCTTTGTGCCGCTTCACGAGATGTCTGTTGTTGGAGAAGACCTGCACCAGTAGTCAAACCGCCTGATAGCAAAGCACCAATTTGAGCCGCTGTTAACCCGCCCAATCCAGCAGTACCCGCAGCACCAGCAGCACCAGCAGTACCCGCTGCTCCAGCAGCACCTGCCGCACCTGCCGCACCCGCTGCGCCTGTTGCACCTGTTAATCCTGTTGTTGCGCCTGTAGTATTAACGCCTGTATTCAATGCACCAGTTCCCAAGCCAGTTAAGCCTGTAGTTATACCTGTGTTTAATGCTCCAGTTCCAACATTGGCTGCATTGGTTAAACCAGTAAGACCACCAACTGTTGCCGCTGTATTTGTTCCAGTTCCTAGTAATGAAGTGCCTAACTCCGAACCAGTAAGAACTCCAGTGCCTGTTAAAGCGCCTGTTCCTGTAGTGCCTAAAAGATTTGTGCCAAGAGAAGAACCAGACAATACACCCGTTCCTGTCAAACCTGCTAAACCTGCTCCTGTACCAAGCAATCCCGTTCCAAGAGTTGATCCTGTCAAAACACCAGTACCAGTTAATCCTGCGCCCGCAGTAATGCCAGCACCTGTTCCTAAAGTGCCTAGACCTGCACCTGTAGTACTTAAACCAAGACCACTAGCACCCGCTGTTAAACCAGTACCGAGTGATGTAGAAGCACCTAAACCTGTACCTAATGCTGATGAACCTAAGCCAGTTCCTGCCGCTGTTCCTGCTGCTGTTCCTACTGTTCCTGCTGTGCCTGCTGCCGTACCTGCTGCCGTACCTGCTGCCGCACCTGTACCACCAAGACCTGCAAGAGCAGCACCACCAAATAAAGCGGCTGAACCTAATAAAAACTCTTTAACACCACTATCAACATTCTGTTGTGTACCAGTACGCTCTAAAGCACCAGATGGAAGATATTGGTTGTAAGCCCCACCAGTTTTGTTCTCACCTTCTTTATAGGTCAGAATGTTTTTTAAAGCACCAATTTGTTGGTTTTCACCAGAACCTGTTACATCGTATATTGATTGAAGATAAGTATCACCAAGCAATACTGCTTCATTAGGAGGAATAACAGCACCTAGACGGGAAATAATGTCCCCAATAGGCATATTAAAAGTGCTTGCAATCTGAGTCGGACTAACAGCGTTCTGCCTCATAAAAGCAAGAATTTGAGCGTCACTCATGTTGGGTGTATTCAGAAAATAATCAAATACTTGTTGATTGCTTAAAGCCATGATTGCTCCTTATTGTGGCTCAACAGGCCAAGTAATTGTCCAAGGGAAACCTGATTGATTCGGGATATCACGCAAGGCTTGGCGGTAAACTTCCCAAACACCAGGTATGTTGGCATTTAATTCTAAGTTCTTAATGACAACCCAATCTGTTTCTTTGAGTTTATCATCACGGCTTTGACGCACAGACTTGGCCTGATCTGCATCTTTCTGAGCCTTGTAAGCAGTCTCATGCTCAATGGCTGTGGTTGTTACACCCTCAACAGTAGTATCTACAAAGACAGGGCCTAACACATACTTTGTGTACCACTTGCCATCAATCTGCTCGACACCATCAGCTTGAGAGTATTGGTAAGCAGTACCACCAGTAGCTTGTGCGCCTTCAAAGACTACATCAGCACCCAAAGCCTCTAAGACTTCAGTTGTTGTTGTTTCCCATGATGGGCCACCATTGGCTTTTGTGTATGCACGAAATTCACTTTCGTACATGACTGCGCCTGTTTCTTTGATTCGTACTTGCATTTTGATTCCTTATGCGATAGCCAAGAAGATATATGTACCGCCAGAAGCATTTAAACCTGCTGGTGCTGCGGCTGTTACTTGGAAGCCCGTGCTCGTTGTGTCTACATAATTAGTACCTGTTACTTCAACGGATGTAGCTTCAAGCAAAAGATAGGGGTCATTACCTGATGAAATACCACGGGCTGAGTCATAAATATAGGTGTTTACATCACCAACAACTCCAATACGTGTAATCAAAACAAACCTTGCGCCAGACGTAAAACCACAGTTGATGGTTTGTAATGCGCCTGTACCTGTATATGTACCAACTTTAGAAACACCAGCGCAGGTAGCCCACATATACATTACATAGGTACTTGCAGAAACATTGAGCGCAGAATTGTTACTTAACGAAATCGTTGTTGAAGTTGGTTGAGCATTAAAGCCAACAGTACTAGAGTACGATTGAGTATTAGAAGAATTGTTATATCCCCAATCGTTTTTGTAAGCGTATGTTGACGCACCAAAGTTAGCACCAATTATCCAATAGCTACTGTCAGACCTAGATTTTATAAGAATAAACTCTGGAGCTACTGTTAAGTTATGTGTCAAAGATAAAACGCTTCCAGTTCCTGTATAGCAAACCTCATCAAAGAAGCTAGGGGCACGTTTAATTGCCCAATAAACTTCAGGTTTTGTGTTTGCATTTAATTCACTAGACCATTGTTCACCAACAGTAAACCCAGTCATGTCAAAAGACACCAAGTCTCTAGTTGATGAAGTGTTTGCGGCAGTTTCTACACTTGTGGTTGCTGACGAAAGAAAGTTCCTCCCACGCAACCTATCAAAAAAGTTTGAACCAGCCCCATCTGGGCTTCTACGTTTTTGCCAAACAGCGTCTGGTGGAAAACCAACACTTGTAATTGAAGTGACTGTAGGGCTGTTTCCAGTTCTAGTTACCGCTTGATAAACGCTAGTCCCACTCGTAGGCACTTTCATTGGGCCTCTGCGAATGGCTATGTAGATGTAGGTTGCAGAAGACGCGTTGTAACCAGCGTTGGTAGTGTTTAATTGAAACCCTGTTGCGTTTGGTGTAACAAAAGTTCCTGTAGATTCTGCGTCACTTAAATTTGGATTTAATTCTGCATCCGTACCGCCAACAGTAAACCCCCTCATGTTGTCAATTAAATTCCAATCATTTCCTGATGTAGATGACTGTTTTATTAGCAACCACTGAGGCTCATAACCAAGACTTACAGTTGGGCCAGTTGCACTTCCATTACCCGTATAAGACCCACACGAAATTACATTGTCTGTACCTAAATCGCCAAAGCCTCCTGCGTCATGGGCGAAGAAATACGCAACCCATTGTGCACCACTACCATTTAAATTTGAATCAATATCAATGGTTGTATTAGTTGGATTTGTAAAGTTTGAAAAAGCACTAACAGTACCAGTTGTGTTCAAAAACAACCTAGCGGCTGTCCATGCGTTTGTTAACGCACGATGTTGAACAATCCAAACGCCAGTTCCATTTATTTGTTTAGCTATTACGCAACCGACAGTTCCTTGCAAATTATGTGTAATTGTTCTTGTGCCTGTTCCATCGCCCGTCCAAGTTATGACTTTAAAAAACTTATCTTGCTGTTCAAATGACCATGAGGCGTAGGTTGCAGCATTAGTGTTGTAGTCAGCGTCAGCACCAATCGTAAACCCAGTTGTGCCAAATGCCGTTAATCCTGTGCTTTCTGTTATTTCAGCATCAGTTAAGTTTGATGCAAGAGATTTTGTTGCACCCCTTACTGTATCAGTCCAACGATGATCAGTTGCCGCAGAGCGACTTTTAATCCAAACCAAACCACCATTGGTAGACAAGTCAAGACCATTTGTGATGGTTTGTGATGAACCTGTGCCTGTATAAAGGTATGTGCTAAACACATCCTCAATGTAGCTAGGCGCAACAGCAGGCGCACCACCACCAAAGGCATCGTAACTAGCTGCACCAGAAGTTGCTTGTAATGGCATGGTTTAAGCCTTAAATTGTGTGTTGCTTGCCAAGACTGTAAAAGTCGCACTACCTGTCTTGATAATCAAATAACGATAGCTATCAATGCCACTTGCATTACCCGCAGTAGGCGCACCACCTAACCACCTTGTCGTAACACCTGATGTAGTGCCATCAACTTGCACAGCAGAGTTGTAGTAAGCAGTAGCACCTTGAGTAACCAAGAAAGCCACAGTCATTGATTGACCTGTACTCATTAAAGTATCTAGTGAAGTACCGCTAGAGCCACGGAAGTTAACTGTCCAGTTAGCACTTGCGTTACTTGTGTAGTACAGAACAGACTGAGTTGTAATGTCGTAAGCAATAGTTCCAGTAGCTGCTGTAGCTGATACTGTAGCTACCTCTGCTGCATCGTTTAAAACAATGGCGGTAGCAGATGATGAACCTGAGAATGTCTGTGTGGCAGTAAAGGTCTGTGCAGAGTTGGTAACTGCTGTGTTAGCGTTGTAGGCTTGTACGTTAGTACCGATTGCCAAACCTAAGTTAGTACGGGCAGTAGCAGTATTGGATACGTCAGATAGGTTGTTGGTGTTTACTAAAAAACCACCTGCGGTAAAAGCCGCCTGACTCCAAGCCGATCCTGTCCACACGTATAGAGTGTTTACTGAGTTGTTCCAGTACAAAGCACCTGTCAACAGGGCATTTCCATCGTTGTCAACAGTAGGGGCAGAAGACTTAGAGCCTAAATATCGGTCATCAAAAGCATCGTATGAGGCTGCCGCATTGGTCTCACTTGTTGCCGCATTGCTTGCACTTGTAGAAGCGTTAGAGGCACTTGTTGCCGCATTTGAGGCACTTGTAGCCGCATTAGAAGCAGAAGTAGCCGCAGCAGTAGTCGAACCAAAAATCGAATCTATTTCAGTTTTGGTATAAGCATTTGTTATGTTATAGCCAGCAATAGTCGTAGGATTCGTTCCTGCCGTAGCACGACCATAAGTATCGAAAGTCACAGATTGGTAAGTGCCTGGCGTTACACCAGAAGAGGCTAAATCAATGTTGTCCGAATTGACAACAATACGGCTAGATGATGCAGTTCCTACATTAAGAGTATTACCTGTCTTTGTAAGACCATCACCCGCAGTAATCTGACCCGCACCTGAGAACTGCGCCCAAGTAATTGATGTGCTACCCAATGTTCCACCTGCATCTATTGTGCAGATATAGCCAGAGTCAGCGTTAGTTGTGCCTTTTTCAACAAAGGTAAAAGCCGCCACCAACTCAGCATAAGTGTCAGCATCGGTTGTGCGAGTCCATGAACCTGTTGCACACAAGTAAATACCATTTGCAGAAGCAGTAGATTGGTCTTTAACCAAGACCCGATCACCCGCAACAATCGAAATGCCATCAATGGTTTGTGCGCCAGATAAAGTGATATTTGCAGTAGTAGCCGCAACAACAGAGGCTTTGGCATCAATACCTTGAGCCAGTGCATCCACATAACCCTTGGTAGCCGCATCAGAATCGTTTGTGGGGCTTGCCAAACCAGTAATGGTTGCTGATGTACTGCTATCCATATCCAATGCGCCAGAGATGGTCACATTGTTGAATGTAGAAGTACCAGTAGCCGCAGTAACATTGCCTGTCAGGTTGCCAGTTACGTTACCTGTGACATTTCCTGTAACAGCACCCGTTACATTACCTGTTACGTTACCTGTGACTGCACCTGTCAATGGGCCACTAAAGCCAGTATTTGCAGTGATGTTCGTACCAGTAATAGCAAGGGCAGAAGAGCCGCCAATCACCACGCCATTGATTGTTCCAGCACTAATGGCGGCAGAAGCAATCGTTGCTGCTGTGCTAACAGTAAGGTTAGTAAATGTTCCTGCTGCGGCAGTAGTTCCACCGATAACCGCACCATTTATTGTTCCACCAGTAATTGTGGCAGATGAGTTGTCTGTCTTTGTTGCTATGGCAGTAGCAATGTTAT